CAGTGTCAAGATTTACCTGTGGTACTTGGCCTAGTACCTCCTCTGATCCAATGATCATGGCACCTGCAGTGTTGCCAGTCTCAATGGAAACACCTCCACTGAGGATATTCTTCTTCAGCGAATTACGAATGGCAAATGAAATGCCAGTGGCATCCTTCCAATTCTCTACTGGTGTTGCACCAAAAGTGATAAGGCCCGAGTCGAGAATCGTCTTAAGATCGGATGGGTCAAACGAGGTGTAGCGGCTCTCGCGGATGGACGTAAGATTGAAAAGGTGGAACAGCGAGATAAGACTACGATTGGCAGTGTCCCAGAATGGGTCAACGGCCAGTTTTGGATAGAGTGTGGAGATCTTCTCATTGTCCACAAGGATCAGAGGCGAAACAATGCCTTTCTCAACCAACGCAAAGACATCACGAAGAACGTTGTATGCGTTGGCGTTCAGCTTCTGGCCCTCAGAGATCTTTGGCAAAGCCAATACCACGCCCACCTTTTGGCTTGTGGTCTTTAGGGACTGCTGCAGCTCGATGGCCACATCAATCAAGTGCAACAGAGTGCCAGATCCAGTTCCACCAGCAGCTGATGCACAACAGAACACTCGGTCAAAACCTGGACCAAACGATCTACGCATGAAATCAAGGACGTCTTCTTTCTTGTCTTTGATAAGTGATGCAGCCACAGCTGGGTTCTTGCCAGCACCACCTGTGCCAATCAGAAGCTTTCTATCATCTGGCATGTCAATGGTGGCCAGATCTTGTTCAGAAGTGTTGATGACAGCAGTACGCTTGTACCCCATGTTCCAAAAAGTCTGGGCCAGACGACCACCACCCTGACCAGCACCAATAATGGCAAATTTGAAGGCACCCTTAAAAGTGTCCTCAACCTCTATGGTTTTCTCCTCCTCTGGAAGGGGGATATCTGGCACCTCGACATCAAAGTTGTCTGACATACATCCTAACTACTGTATGTAGGTTAAGATGAATGCCAAAGCTCTGATTGATCGGTTGACTGAAGGTGATGAAGGCCAAGAAAACTATATGTTTTTTGGCAACTTACAACAGATTCAAAGACAGTGTGAAATGTTGTTAAGAATGAATCCCGATGAGTTAGACTCAATAATTAAAGATGGTCACGATTGGGCGGCAGATCACGTGTCTGAAGCAAAAAACAATATGGATCAAGTTTTTGATTTCTTGATGAACGAAATTCAAGGAAACAAAAGATAGAATCCTTGAAGTAATAAGACTACCACTTATCTGACATAAATTGAGATGAAGGCCAAATTACTTATAGACCAACTGGTGGGAAAAGATGCTAAGAACGAGCGGGCTGCAAAACTTCGTGACGAAATTGAGCAACTTGAAAAGGAATTCGATCGGTGTGATGACCTTAGTCAACCCACAATTCACATCACAAAAAGCTTAAAAAAACTCAGAGATAAGTTGGCCAGGATCAAGAATCATTCTTGAGCATTTTTCCAAGCTTTGGCCCCTGGGCGGCCCTTTTCACCTGGCTTGGCAGGCTTGTAGTTCTTGCCCATCCGCTTTCTCTTCTGTTGGATGTTGTGCCAGAGTCCTTTTTTAGATTCAGAGAAGGACTGTTCGCCAGACGAACGCTGTTGACTCACCAAAGCATCACGAATCTCATCAGCATTAACCAGTGTCCATCCAGACCCAAAATCAATGGATAGTGGTCCACTGCCTTTCATAAAGTCACTCATGTACCAACTGCCAGGTGTCTTATCAATCTGAACCATGGGTTGGGCAGTCTTGCCTACCATCTTCTGCATCTGAGCCACTGCCGCATCAGGTTGAACCAGATAGACGTCGTGGTGGTAGGTCTTGCCACTGGCTGAAGACGTGGCTTGGACAGGCAGCTTGGTTCTTGCGGACTCACCCATAGCTGCCACTCGTTGGGCCAACTTGTGGTCAGTGCCTTGACCCATGATGGGGTAATCCTGGCCGTTATCATAATCAGGGTCCTCTTCTTGACCCACCATTGGATTTGGGTTTGGTTTAAATGCGGCCTGAATCGTTTGCAACGACGACGTCATGCCATCTTCAGTGGACAAGTCCAACAGGGCAGACTGGCCATTCTTACGGACAGTATAGAGGTCTGAACCCTCATCGTTAGGTTCAACAGTAAACCCCTGGTTGCGAAGATCGGTGATAATAGAATTGTCACCAGCAACTTCCTCCTCAATAATCAGCTTAGCAAACTTCATGGCCTAAGTACGCATTGACTTAGCAAGAAAGTCTTGATAGGCCATTGGCAAACCGATGTCCAGACTCACTTTAGGAGTCCATGGGACCAGATTTCTAAGACGACTGGAGTCAAGTATCTTTCGAGGTGTTCCATCTGGCTTGGAGGCGTCCCACACTATGTCACCCTTGTAACCCACAACTTTGGCCACCTTATGGACCAGCTCTCTGATTGAAACATCCGAACCATAGCCCACATTGACAAGGCCACTCACTTCACCCATGTCAGCCAAGCAAATGGCTGCGTCAGCTAAATCATCTGAGTAAAGAAACTCTCTAAGGGCCGAACCTGTGCCCCAACACGAGTAAGTGAGTTCACCCTTGGTCTTGGCCGCATGCAACTTGGCGATAAGCCCAGGAATGACATGGGACGCAATGGGAGAGTAGTTGTCATTGGGTCCATAGAGGTTTGTGGGCATGAGTGCTACATAGTTGAACCCATGCTGGACTTTAAGGGCCTCACACAGGGTGTAACCTGCAATCTTAGCCACTGCATAGGCTGAGTTGGTGGGTTCCAACGGTCCTGACAGAAGTTCTGACTCCTTTATTGGTTGTTTGGCCATCTTGGGGTAGATGCATGAGGAACCAAAGAAGACAAATCGCTTTACGTCACAGAACAAGGAGGCATGGATGACATTGTTTTGGATCTGAAGGTTGTCCAGTATAAAGTCACCTGGACGGGTGGAGTTGGCCACAATGCCACCCACTGTGGCGGCTGTGAGATAGACCACATCGGGCGAGTGTTGCTTGAACCAATCCATTACACTCGACTGGTCTCTCAAGTCGACTTTATGGCGATCACAAGTAAGGATCTGTAGATTTTGTCTATTGGCCCAAGTTCGATTTAAGCCACGAACTATTGCGGATCCAACAAGACCCTTGTGTCCAGCCACGAAAATCCTCATGGCTATAAGAACAGGTTAAGGTTTCTTGTTAAACTTCTTGCCTCTGCGTGAGGTTAGAAAATTGGCGTAGTCGTCGTATGACTTAATCATGTGCCATATAACCACTCCATCGTTAATCTCGCAAACGGCATGGATCTTACGTGTGACCTCCACAGCAAACTTGTTGCCAAACTTGTGCTCAAACTTAAGTGATTGTGGATTTTGTCGCCAGCGGTGGTAACGCTCGTGGACGGCATCTTTGACATCTGGTGGCAATGCCTTGAAATCAACACCAAACTGCTGGGTCAACAATGACTCCTTGGGTACAACAGTAACACCACGAGACTCCACCAGTCTATCTAACACCGCCTTAGCGTAATGCAATTTGAGATTCATGCATTGTAACTAGTGGAGTCTCATCGATGATCTTTGAAAGCTCTGCCCAATCCTCATAGGTGAGTTGGGTCTCATCAGAGTCAGGCTCTACTTGGGTGGTCTGACTGACGACTTGACCGATAACATCTTTGGCTCGCATAGAATAAATACTAGGCTCCCTGCCACTTCCACTTGATCCATGCATCACTTTCACGTGTGGCAGTGGACAGCGGCAAATAGGGAGTGTTTGCCATCTTGAGAACCACTCCCTCGATTACTGGCATGTTCTCCCTCATCTTGGACAGAACACCTTGCGTGGGTTCATACAACCACTTAACTCCATGTTTTTCACACAACCACCTGGCCTTGGCTTCACGATCTGCTGGGGTGGAGCGGTCCATACTTAGTCCATCATAGGCCACCACTTCAAAGGGGTAGAATTTCTTCTTGAAGATCTCACCATCAAGCAGGGTGCCAGGTGGCAAGGACTTCCACTCTGTGGTGTCCACAGACAGGCCATACCACCCACCATGGCGATTGGCCACATGGAGGCCATTATCATTGACACCCACCTGTGCACGGTCTCCGTTGATCTTAAGCTGGACAGTCCACCCACTCTTTATACGAGTGAAGATGTCCTTGATGTCCGTCTTGGTCGTGATTTGACGGCCACTCTTGGGCCGCATGGGAAACATCGGCATTGAGAGGCCAGGGAGAATGGCTTGCTTGATCACTGGACCATCTTGCATGGACCCTGAATAATTGTAAACAATTATTCAGGCAGAGTGGCCACCACATTCATGGTGTCACAGAGATCAAAGATATAGCCGTTCCTGTGCAACTTTTGTAGCAAAGCCTGTGCTTTAGGGCCAACCTTAAAAGGTCCGTCTGAGTGTATGCTTTCCCACTGAATTTTTGACACCCGGAATCTGGCCAAGTCCAGACCAAGCAGGATGTCTACATCCTGGCCCTCAGTGTCAATATAGAGGTGGAATCCAGTTTGCAGCGAGACAAAACTCTCAAGAAAGGAGTTGATCGTTAGGCAAGGAACCCATGTCTCATTGACGGGTCCTTTGGGTGTGAAACCAGAGTGGTGGTGAGCGTAGATGTGGTCTTTGGAGAGTGAGGCCACCACACTCATGTCATCACCCACCGGGCAATAGAATGGAGCCACACCCATGGTGGGGCTGATTGCACACTGAACTACGATCAATCTCTCGGCCAGAAAGGCGTACTTCTGCTTGGCCACCTCAACACATTTGGCCAAAGGGTCCACAACGATCAGTGTCTCAATGGAGTCAGCGTTCTTTGAAACCAACTCAAAGACATGGTCATCACAGTTATTGCAGCCTATCTGTACGATTTTCATAAAAATGGAGCCAGTTGTCGGGGTCGAACCGACGACCTACGGTTTACAAAACCGTTGCTCTGCCACTGAGCTAAACTGGCGTTTGGTGTCCCTGGCAAGATTCGAACTTGCGACCATCCGCTTAGAAGGCGGATGCTCTATCCAACTGAGCTACAGAGACGTAAGAACACCTTAAGACTTGGTGTCTTCAAGTACACCACGACGTTTGAGTTCACGCTTAATGTACCAGGCGGCTTTCTTAAGATCCTCCGTGGCATCATTCTTGAGATCAGCCCGCCAAATGTACTTCACCGCATTGCCCAGGTTGAAGCCCATGTGTTCCACAACGTCGATGCACTCAACACCAGATGGGTGGCGGTTGTAATGGACCGGGTGGTCAACAGGCGTATTTCCTTCAGTTGTGACTGGCATGGTGTCTAGAATAAGAGATGGTCGGAATGACAGGATTTGAACCTGCGACTTCTTGGCCCCAAACCAAGCGCTCTACCAGGCTGAGCTACATTCCGTTCTGGAACACACTCAAGGTACAATACCAGAGGTGTCGGTGATACCATTTATTTCAAGTTTTCCTCAATGATCAGTTAGAAGAGTTGAAACACACTGCCGTTTGTGCTGTCTACAGCCATGTAGCCCACATCAGGGACTGTGTAAATGTAGAGTGGTGGGTACTGGACTGAGTAGAGTGGCTCACGCAAGAGAACCACACTCCACTTGTCATAGCCAGCAGCATTCAGATACTGCTCAGATTCAACCTGGGTCATCTTGATTGGTGGGTGGATCACACAATCGTCCATGTATGGACTATCAATGGTAATGATCTGTGTCTTTCCACCCCGTGTGCAGTTTACCATGATGGTGTCATACTCCTCATTGCCCCTGAAGATGCAGTGGATAAAGCTGAGATCTTTCGGCGAGGAAGCCTGATAGAGTTTTGCCCGGACTGTTACGCCCAAAGCGGCAGTCCAGCACTTATCAAGCATCTGGTTGAAGTCAAGGGTGGAAGATAAGTCAAAGTATAGTTGGTTATTCATGGGAATGTATGGGTGGACAGGAGACGGGTTGGTCACGACCCCAACTTCAGGTTAACTGTTCCTCTATCGTAGTACAGCGTCATTGTGCAAGCACTCAGCCATACCTTACGTGACTATTCGTCCAGAACTAAGCTGTCTTTCCAGCTGTCAATGTGTGTCAATGAATTGACCGGGTTTTCCCAGTCCGTATTACCACATCGCTCGTCTATCTGTCCGTCTGTAAGTACACGGTTCAAGACTTGCGCTTGTAGGGTGGGGAGATGTCACCCCTGGCAATGGCTCTGGCAAAGATGCTTGGGGCCTCTTTGAGCAAATCTGATGTTAGAAGACAGGCTTTTTTGAGCTCAGGTGTTGAGATCTTCAATGGTTTCTGGTTGTGGTCCAACTTGGCTTTCTTTTGTGGCACACGACTGGTTCTAGCTGGCTGTATTTTATTCAAATCTTAGTTTTTTGATGTTAAGCAAATCTTAAAAGTCGGCAGTGAACGCATACCTTTCGTCCATCAAACAGAGTCAAATTAAATTGGTGTCCAACTTTTTTGCAGTGGGCTTTTTTACTGGACAACAGGCGGTCTCTTTTAGCTTCAGTGGCTGCCTCTTCGAGTTCCTCCTCAAGGCTCATATTTTTCTTCTTTTTCCATTTCCAGGCAGGACCCACGTCACCCAGACTCATAGCACCTATTGAGCCATGGCCGTAATTTCCGTACTCTAGAAGAAATGGGCTGCTTCTGTTCACAGATTTTTCTTAAATTCCTCCCAGTACTGGATTGTGGCTACTACATGGTGTCCACTGGGTCCACCATTATGCACACGGGCCATCTTTTTGTAATCCATTCGCTGGAGAGCATCTGGCACATGACGGCTGAGGTATGCCTTGGCAACCCTCACTGAGTAGCTCCACTTATTGCAGTCTGAGTACTTGCCACCGATGCTGGGATCAGCCTCCAGCGCATCTTGCCAGTACTTGTAGTGGATCTGCAATGGACCGATGGCTCGACCACGGTCACCTGGCTTCACACCTTTCTTCTGGCCGTTGGCCTCAACTTTGTTGAGTACCTGGACGAAGGACTTGAAGTCCTTGGCTTGGGCTTGAAGGGTGAGCGCCAACATCAGGGTTGCTAGGGGGGTTTTCATGCGCTAGTTTCTTCATGATACTGAGCAGACAGATATCGGGTGTAAACAAATAAGTGTCCAGCTCGAAGCAGGCCAGTGGTGGCTGGTAGTAAGAAACGTGGTGGTCTGAGACCTGAGTCCCTTTCAAGTAGATCTCGAGCACGTCATGCTCTGTCTTGAACCTGTCACGTTGATCTCTGAATGGCGCCACGGCGGATACAACACAGTACTTGTTGTGCCTGTGGGAGACCACAGCCATTTCCTGGATAAGCTCTATGTTATCGCGGCGACCCAACTCTGAGTAATCATTGTTGCCCACAAGCTTACGCACCACGTCGCCATCAATCCAAGGACACTTGAGCTCGGTGCTAAGCATTCGAGCTAGTGTTGTTTTTCCGGATTTTGGTTGTCCTGTGAACCAGATGATCATTGGATGGCCTAACTACGAATGCGAAACATGGAGTAATCGCACTGAGGAACATCAATGAAGAATTGGTTTTCTGTGGGAGGGTAGAGGTAGACCAGGGCCCGTGCTGTCTCATCATTGTCTAAGATAATGGACAACCACCTGGCCTCATAACCTGCAGACACCTCCATGGAATGGATCGGCATGATGTCTTCCTCGTCGATCTCGTAAAACTCACCTCGCAGTGGCTTGCCACCCTCATCCTTCCAAGTGAATGGGACACCATGCCCACGATGAACCATTAACCGCATGCTATCTGCGGTGAAGCCATCACAGATGTGCTTGGCGTTCCTCATCAGATCGTGGTTGTGATAGCCCCGACGAAGGGTACCATAAACAAAGAGCTTGTAGGTCACTTACTTCTTGGGGTTGTAACCGTGGCTGGTGATAAACTCAGTGATCAGGCCCATCTGTTGACCAAGATACTCCACCGTCTTGGACAGTTCAGTCATACGAGCATTCATGTCGTTCAGACGTTGTTCCAAGGGGTTCAGCTGTTCCTTAGCCACAAACAGGACGACGTCCTTCTCATGCTCAAGAATCTGGCTGATCATCTTTTGACGGGCATCAGAGAGTTTTGAGGCAATGCGTTCAGTCGGACTGTTGTCAAGGACCAGATTGAGCTGGACGTCGTCGGCTACGGCCACCTCGGTTTTAGTCTCAACAGCCACCTCAGGCGGCTTCTCGGCCTTAAAGTTTTTCCCAGACTGGGGTGCGAGGTAGTGGGCGTAATGGGTGACACGCACATTCTCACGGATGTCATGGCCAAGTTCACGCAGCACGCTTGCCGCAATAAACTGGGTTGTGTTAGAGCGATAAACGCCATCCTTGGACAACCAAACATTGGGGGTTAAGCTGATGTTGTCACGGCGACGATTTATAGGCAGCTCTCGCTGAGCGACCTCGAAGATGTCAGCCCAGGAACTTCGCGGCATTTTGCGGTTTGAGACCATTTCAAGCACCTTCTGACGGACAAGGCTGGACTCAATTGTTGACCAGTGAATACGAGTGGGTGAGTTTTTCATTTACAAGCAAGAGTATACTTGGCCTGAAGGCCCATGTAAACAAAAAAGCCCACGGATTTCTCCGTGGGCTTGAATTGAGTCAGAACTAAACCTTGGTGGCGACCGTCCCCAGACGCTGCGAGATACTGACAAGGTCCTCTGAAGTTTTCTTGACCACATGCTTAGCCACCTCAAGTATTTCATGCTGAAGTCGCAGGATCTCTTGTTGCTCGGCGCTAGAAGTGGACACCGTCGTGGCCACCGGTTCTACGGGATCACAGTAATATGAGATACGATAGCGACCTAGGTTATTCGTATTAGTCGGATCCGTAAAGGTGTAAGACATAGACTCGAGTTTTTCGAGGTGTGCCTGACAGAATCGTATCAAACTAGTGTTTCCGTACTCCTCGAATGGGTAGTTTTGAACTATCCTCTGCTTGCCGGTGGCTTTCAGGGTTATCGCGTAGGGTGTGCCCCACTCAAGGTTAAAGCCATTCCGGGCGAAGAATGCGTGTTTCTGCGTGATCATACTGTTTGTGCTGTGCTGTACTGTGTGGGCTATTGGCGTGATTGACAATAGCAGGATGGTTGTTACCATTCCATTAAAAAAGAACAGCGTCACACTGACTCGGGCTGACTCGGGCTTCAGTTGGATTCCTTAATTTTTTCCCAACGGTTCAGAACAAGATCTCCATCACACCGGCCATCGAAGTTAGGAACACCATGGTGGGTAAAAACCAGACCTTGGTTTCGCATAAATTCCATGATCGTGGGCAAGTAGCGATCGTCAGGGGGGCATTGGTTGCTAACGCCACGGATCTGAGTCACCACTGGCTCCTGGACTTCACCGCTGTACGAGCTCTCTGTCAGAGACAGTTCAATGTCAACCTTTGGCATGCCATCATTGAGGTCGACCAGGGAGAACTGTCGCTGAGCTCCACTCCGCATGCGCTCTGCGTACTCGTGGTAGCAGACCTGCAAGCAATGGTTCATGGCGACACCCTCATGATACAGAAACTCAGGATCAGCTGGCATCTCCATGATGAAGTAGTTGCCATAGCGAAAGACCGCTCGGTCTAGCTTCTCGACCAGTGGCATTGGATTCTTGAATTGCGGGTGCTTAGATATCATAATCGTGCTTAAGAATTTTCAAAAGTAGCTCCCAACGAGTGTAGCCATGGGCATCTAGAACCTTGTCAAGCATGCACCATTTCTTGCCATCGCTGATGGCCTTCACAGACTCGTCCCTGTAGCCATGAGGCCGGCCGGGTATGAACACGGCCACAACACGGCGATTACACTCAGTGAGTATCCTGACCATGTCTTCCATGGCCTTGTCGGCAGTGGTGTCTGGCTTTAGTGTTAGCTCGAACGACTCAACAACTGCGAAGGCCTTGTATGGCTCAAAGACATCGAATGCATGCATGATGTCGTCCATCTTCTTGTCACCAGAGATAGCGATGCACTGGATGGTTTCACTCATGACTTCAGATGAGAGGAAAGAATCTTGACCAGGTCATCCAACTTGAATTTGGAACCTTTTCTAAAGGTAATTTCTCCACCACACACAACATACTCTGCTTTTACCTTTACCTCTGTAGTGTGTCTTACTGTTTTTCCACTCTTAATCCAAGCCTCCTGAGCAGCAACAGAGCGAACCGTGTTTCCATAAAAAACTTGACGAATTTGGAATCCTGTCAAGTGCTCGTGCTTTACTTTTATGTTCTGGTACGTCTTTGTTTGATCGTTGTAAGTTAGCACATCAAAAGGCTCCCCCAAGTATTTTTCTTGGAGTTGAACTGGCAACTGCGATAATTTTTGGCTTGCTTTGCTACCGTTGTAAAGAGCCACAAGCTTAGGTGAAATCAGATTGAGTCCAACCTTTTGGAGTTGCTTAATCATATCAGCTTTAATTTGACCCTGGGTATAGGCCTCAACATCACTAGGAAAATTTGGATTTTTGGCCATCTCCTCTACGACGATTTTCCCAGCGTCTATCCAAGAATGGATGCCAACCATGACTAAACGTTGGAGCTCAGCCATGCGGTCATTATTTTCATTATTTTTGACAATTTCTTGTGTTTTTTGACATGCAATTTTCATGGTACCTTTACTTTAGATCTTCAAGTTTATTTTGTAAACAAGTAAATTTTTTGGCCACATCAAGCATGTTGGCCAAGCTAGAGAGTGACCTCAAAGCCAAGTCTGAGTCACGAATACGCCTCTGTCGTTGTCGCTCACTGGCCGCACGTAATGGCCCAAGCCGCTCCTTATTGGCCTCACGATAGACCTTAACCTTGGCGGCTAACTTCTCCTTGTTAGCCTCACGATAGGCCTTTATCTTCTCCTGGCTGTTCTGCCAATAGATCTTTTTGGCAGCAGCCAACTTCTCCTTGTTAGCCTCACGCCAGGCTTTTTGATGAGCAGCTAACTTCTCCTTGTTGGCCTCACGATAGGCTTTCGTACGAGGACAGATCGTCTCCATGTTGGCCTCACGCCAGGCTTTTTGATGAGCAGCTAACTTCTCCTTGTTGGCCTCACGATAGGCCTTGCCCATAAAGGCCAACCTTTCCTTGTTGGATTGATACCAGGCTGCCTTGTAAGGTTTTAACTTCTCCTTGTTGGCTTCATTGTAAGCCTTAGCCTTGGCAGATAACTTTTTTTTGTTAGCCTCACGACGCGCTTTATACTTGGCGGCCAACTTCTCCTTGTTGGCCTCTTGATAGGACTTCATGTAGGCCTTTATCTTCTGCTTGTTGGCTTCACGAAAGGCTTTATTCCGGGCGGCGAACTTCTCCTTATTAGCTTCACGAAAGGCTTTATTCAGGGCAGCCAACTTCTCCTTATTGGACTCTTGATAGGACTTCATGTAGGCCTTTATCTTCTCCTTGTTGGCTTCATTGTAAGCCTTTCTCTTCTCCTTGTTGGCTTCATTGTAGGCCTTGCGTTGGGCTGAGATCTTATCTTTGTTGGCCTCGCGGTAGGCTTTGTTGTAAGCCTTGGCCTTAAGTTTGTTCATGGTTTGCATAAGCTTACATTGATTGATATGTTTCTGACTTCGACCAAGAGATTTTAATTCCCGTGCCATTGGTTATTTCTCACCGAATGGATCACCACTAAGGACGCTTGTTAGTATACCATGCTGTAACACCCACTCAGCACGCAGTGTCACGTAATTCTTGAGATACATATTGTGCAGAGTTTTCGGACTGGTTGTGGCCCCGCACCAGGTAGCAATTTCGGTCAGACTTTTACCACCAAGATTTCGGATATAGGGGAATTTTCCACTGTCAAGTAAGGAGCGAATCTCGTCCTTATTGGTCATCTCATGATTCATAAGGCTGTTAAATGACCGTACACTTAACTGACACATAGGATGAAAAGGGTCAGAAGCTTTCAAACATTGAAGAGGCCGTGTTCCTCTGAATCCACCAGGTTCTAACTCTCCTGTATCACGATTTTTCCAGCATAATACACCACACATCAGACAGGTGCGATCATACCGATGGTTGGACCACTCATGGTTTTTACAATCAAATTCAAACGGTTTTTTATTCACGAGTCAAGTATACTTGGACCCAAGGCATTTGTAAACAAAATTCTAGACTATTTTTTAGGTGCTAAAGCTGCAAGCTCAACACCACGTTTAGCGCAGCAAACAACATTTGTCCATGCTTGTAAGTTCTCATGGCTGCGGCTGAGCGTTAAAGCTTCTCCGGCTTCTATAAGCTCATGAACCAAGCCCATAAGCTTAAAGACATGGCCGGTTTTATCGTCTAATGGACCACACCAGAGACGGATCTCAGTTAAACTCTTCTTACCCAGACCACGGGTTGAATGGACAGACAACCGTCCCGTAGTAAGGGCCTTCCTGGCATCCTCTTGAGTAAAGAGGTTAGAGTTCCAAAGAATTTGACGAGTATGGTTACTCATCTTGCCATAAGTGTCTGTCAGCTTTTGCTCAAAAGCTTTCCAGTCAGTGTGAGTCATAGGAGACGCATAAGAACGTCGCCAACGGATCTTTTCTTTTCTCATAGAGTTTCGTAGGCTGCGATGGCTTTGCTCTTGCCCTTGAGCTCGATGTCAAGGTCGAACAAGGCGCCGTAGTCATTGGCCCGGCGAGTGGGCATCTCGCAGTGGGCACGACGGTTAGAATTGGTGGGGTCGGGCTCTGAGTAGTGAAAGAGTGGACGATGACCGCCCCACGATGCCAGTGCCATGGAGAATGCCTCGTGCTCAGTGTTGAGGCCAGGGTTGCAGTGGTGGTGATGGAAATCGAATGTGATTGGCCCGGTCCAACCCATTTGGTACAAGGCATATGTTGTCCACTCACCCTTATCGTCATTCTCCAGAACCAACCTGGAGCGCACTGAAGAGGACACCTTATCGAGGCTAGACTTGAACCGTGACATGGTGGCTTCAAGCCCACCAGTGGAGCAACCCATGTGGATGTTGATGGGTGCGTCATAGCTGATGGGTGTTCCACAAAGATCTAAGATGACAGCTGAAAGCTCGAGCTCAGAGAGTGCAGCAACAACTGTCTTTTGGGTGTCTGAGCCAGGGATGCAAAAGGCAGTGGGGTGCATGGACAGACGGACAGAACCACGTTCATTCGAGATACCAGCAAACACCCTTTGGATAAGTGGCCACAGTGGTAGGTCTGTGGGCTTGAGCTCGAAACCGGGCATGCCCATGAGAGGGAACACCGTCTGAGGAATGCGGTAGTTCCAGCCACGCTGGTCACAGAGGTTGATCATTGCACGGATCTGACTGACATTGTGCAAGACAACCTCTGCGAGTTTCTGAGGACCGTCAGAGCCAGCTTTCTTGTAGCTGGCGAGGGTCATGGTTCGAAGTGGGAAGGTGCGATCGTTGTCCCACATGCAGCAGAGGCCAAGGCGTCCAGTCATTAGGTCTAGAACCTTACTTGGACCCAAGGACTTTGTAAACATTATTCGTAGATGTTTATGTCTTTGTCCGTAAGAACCTGGGACAAGAAACCTCTTGCGGCCTCTAAAGCCTCTGTTGAGCTGGCAAAGGAGTGTCCGTGTTTCAGCCAGTCTCTCAGCTGGTTGTCTACGTCAGACAGAGCGGCACACAAGTCTGGCCCCTGTATGGCTCTCTTAAGTTGGTAAGATTCTTCTGGAAGATTAAATTCTAGTGTGGCTTTCATGGCATAAAGTTTATGACGTGAAAAAAGTATTGTACAAGTCTAAAACTTTTACATTGTTTTATTGACAGTTCACGCGGGATAGAAAAGCCACACCAACAGCGTCTGGCATTGAAATGTGGTAAGTAGGCTTAAAAACCCGATTAGTTTAAAGACTATAGACACAGCGCCCTGCATTGGTCATGTAGTCGTCATGTTCAATTACTCGCGGGGTAATGGCCACGATTTAGTTACAACTGGCGTGGACATTGTGCGTGGTATATGCTGTATAAGACTTTTAAAACACTAATAAGAAACTTAATGTCTATTTAATTGCTAATTAAGGCAAAAACAATGAACCCTTGCCATTTCTTGGCCCTGCTAGTCCGCGTGGTATCTTAACACCTAACCGTTTTATTTATACCAGTGGGGTATGCAAAGTCACTAAAAGGCGCTCTGCATTGAATTTTTACTTTAGGTATACTTAATCTTATTTAAATAAGACAAATAAGATTAAACAGAGACTATTCTAAGTCTAACGAAGCATTAACGAAGTGCAACAACCGTCCCTGACTCACAATCACATCCAGGGCCTTCTTAGCTGTGGTTGAGTCACCATCCCTGAGCATGACGACATCAGTGATACGTTGGATGGTATACTTGTCATCTGACTCGTCGTAGTGGACTATGGCCACCTTGTCAACACCCAGGTCTTGATAGAAAGAGGGCGAGGTGTTGATCTGTGTGGCAGAATCAGGCGACTCTATCTTGAGCAACACAGGAACTAATGTGCCTTTGTCTCGTACTTGAAATACCAGGCCATTAGCGTAGTCTATTTCATCTATTGAAGCCACAGACTAGATACAAGATGTTCTCACTGGTATGAAGAGACTTGTCTACACGGTCGCATTTGGTTCAGTTTTCCATGATATGGCCAAGATGACGCACCCACACATTAAAAGCTACGCACAACGGCATGGTGCAGACTTCCTAGTTGTAGATGAGTCTAACCGTCTCTATCCACAACACCACGCCTCATATGAGGACTTTCAGATTCCCAAGTGGTTGGAGACCTACGATGAGATAGTCCACCTGGACACAGACCTCATTGTGGCTAATGATGCACCCTGGTTGTTGGACGCATCAACTGGCAGGATGTGCATGTTTGACGAGAGCTTCAGAGATGCGGGTGATGTCTCTCGTACCAGAGTCCGTTACTACTTGCAATACTGCCACAAGACGGGCAAGAACTTCCTTGGAAATAACTCGATGGGTTTTGGCAACGTAAAGACTGTAGAGCGTGTGGCACTCAAGCCTTGGGGAAGGTATTTCAACATTGGCGTCATAGGCTTGTCAAGACGTGATGCCTCACTCTTTATTGACCCTGAGGGATTCTATGATGATGATGCATGTGGCCACCAGACTTTCATGGGTCACCGGATCATGGAGAGAAACCATGCTGTCCACGATCTAGGCCCAGAGTTCAACTGTATGCACCAGGACTGGGAGCGGTCTGATTTCCACCAAACGGCCTTTGTCATACACTACGCTTCCATCAGGAACTACAACTGGCTGTTTCAACAGATTCCAATGGACGTTGAGCGGCTTAAGAGCCTTGGCCGACTCTAGACTGAGAAACTGATCTCATCGCCTGTTTGAGCCTCGTTGTTTCGCTTGGCCAGCATCCTGTTCAAGGCCTCCAAGGCCTCAGCCACTCCAGGCTGTGTGAGGTCCATTTCACTGGAAATCTTAGTGATGATCGTGGCCAACAAATGGGGCTTAACGTCCTTGGGAACAACGATCACACCCAGGGGTGTGGCAAGCACCGTGAACTTAGAGAAGACATCAGGATACTTGGTCGCGAACTTCTTGGCGAAGAAGGCCACATTGAAACACCACTTCTTACCAGAAACTGGCGTAAACAAGAGGTTGTCATAGGTGGCGTAGATCTTTAAGATGTCGGCCTCATCCAGGCCGGACTCTTTGACCACAGCGCTGAGAGTTCGAGTGGCCCCTGGGTACTTTGGGTTGACAAAGCACTTGAAGACTTTGATCTCGTTCTCGTTGAAATCTCGTAGGATGTCTGACATGAGGGCCACAGTAAGACTTGGGTTGTCCAGGTAAACCGGATTTTGAGATAACCGACTCTCACGGACTGGGTTGTTCCACGTGGAACAACTCATTTTCTCAATGCCAGGCGCAGCGAAAATGGCCAAAAAAATTGTTCAAGAATTTGTTTACAATTTTCTCGGCCCAGCGTATACTTCACCCGTGATTATTAAATCTAAAATCCAATTAAATGCTTATGGAAAAATCCTGCCGATCGATGTGGTCGCCAGCTACAGCACCAAGGTGATGCTGGTCAAAGCCGATGGAACCAAGCGAGAGCTTAAACGCCATGAGTGGAAGTACGTCAATGACGGATTCGAGGTAACCAGCGACGAAGGTAAGATTGGCGATGAGTTCGACGTCATGGCCAAAGCTGAGGTTGACATCCTCTCAACAACCTTCACTGGCGTCTTAGGAGGTTCAAGCAGCACTTCCTCCGGAGGTCGTTGGATAGAGGCTGAACCCATTGAAATGGACGCCCACCATCTCGGCGTTATTGAAGAAAAGATCAAAGAGTTGGGAATGAAGCAGGAATTTGCTGACTGTCAGTAAACTACCAGTAAGCTAGTTCCAATCGATCCATAGCCTCAACCCTTTGAGGACGATCAACGGGGTCTGGGTAACACCAGGCCCCGTTGAAGTATTTCCTGCAGTCAGTGTGTTCAGGCTGTTTGGCCCACCTTGAACCTATAAGGCCAAAGAACAGTTGGGTGGTACCGCACAGTGTGATGCCCACCTTGCCACACAGCTTTGCATGCTGGGCAAGTGCTGGAGCCATGGATCCAGCACCTATAAGGGCCACATCGTAGTCCACCTCAGACATCAACTCACGGAGGTGCTCCACTGTGGCATGCCATGTGGGTTGGTACTGCCTGTCATCGATAGATGGACTGTAGGGTGATCGAATCACATCCACCAGCTTGAACGGCGCTATGGTGTCCCTGTGTTGCCTCCATATCTCGTCCATGTTTGGCCATTGCTTCCTTATGCTGTGGTAATGGGACGAGACCACTAACACACGCTTGTTGGCCAACGCCGTGGTCCAGGGTCTATCATACTTCAACAAGGTGCCAGGGTCAAGGATGCTGATACCTTCCAACCCACTGAACTGGGGCTTGTTCACACAACCACACTCCTCGAGAAAACCCACGTTTCTGGCCACATTACCTGATATGTCCACCCAACCCACAACATCAGCCGCCTGTATGGCACCCATCATGATAGACTTCCACGTGGTCAACACATACTCTGGTGTGGTTGGGTAGACTCCACCATAGGCCAACCAACCATCATTGATGTGTGGCCAGGGTTCTACGATGCCGTTGTTAAGTGATTCTAGGACGTAGCCCTCTGTGTTGCCTATACGAGCCAATGAGAAAGGCTGTGATGACTCCAGTCGTTGTCTTAACCAGTCGTTAATGTCCACAAATAGATACCAAAAGTGGGTGTCAAGCTCAGCCAAGCCTGACACCCACATACCTAACCTATTACCCAGATGCAGTTCCACTTGCATCTGGTCTAAAGAACTGGATTAGTCACACAGACAGAAAAAAGGGTGCTAAGCTTTCGCCTAGCACCTTGGATGAAAAACCAAATAACGAACCGAGCCAACAACCAACAAAGATAAGAACTAGATCAGCCACTTGTCGGCATGATTTCTTGTCCACAGAATCGTTGATGCCAACGACCCCTCTAGTGGCATTGGCATTTTCCAACCCATGGCCTTCATCTTAGAATCATCCAAGGCGTAGCGCATATCAACCCCAGGGCGATCACTCTTATCAGGGCTGACCATCACGTGGTCCAGTGGTTTTCCAAGCACAGAGGCGATAAAGATAGCCACCTCCAGGTTGGTCAGCTCCTTCTCACCAGCAATGTTGTACTTCTCACCCACTTTGCCATTCTCAAGGATGAACAACACAGCTGCGGCCACATTGCGTGCGTGGATGTAGAAGCGGCTGGAGCTCTTGGTGCAAGTTTGGTCAGAGTGGATGAAGACTGTTTCCCCAGCCATAATCTTACGAATGGTCATGGGAACAAACTTCTCTGGGTCCTGTCTCTCACCAAACACATTCATGGTGTGGGTATTGATAACAGGCAGACCATATGTGTTGTGAAAGGCCACACAGAACTCCT